AAAGATAAACTAAAACAACTAGCAAAGGATGGACTCAAGGTAGAGGAATCCCTACTTGACGAGAAAAAAGTGCGTGACAACTATAATACTGTCACAAACATGTTGCGTGATACAGGAATTAAGTCTACAATAATAAAGAAGTACCTACCAGTTATGAATCAACTGATAAATAGGTATCTTAAGGAACTAGATTTCTATGTGTCTTTTGAACTCGATGAGAATTTCATGGAGACTATCAAATCTAGATTTAGAGATGAGTTCTCATACGCATCCTTTTCAGAAGGAGAAAAAATGAGAATAGACTTAGCACTCCTGTTCACATGGAGAACTATTGCTAAGATGAAGAACAGTGCCAATACTAATCTACTCATTCTAGATGAGATATTTGATAGTAGTCTGGACACTGCAGGAACAGATGACTTCCTAAAAATTCTACACACTGTGTCTGACAAGACCAATGTGTTTGTAATCTCACACAAAACAGAATCCTTACAGGACAAGTTTGCATCTACCTTACGTGTAGAGAAAAAACAAAACTTCTCAGTCATATCAAAGGAGGAATAATGAGAGTCCCTAATTGGCAGCATCATTCCAAGAAGGAACAGAAACGCCACCTCAAACCACAAGCACTACGTCAAGCAAGAAAACGACGTGGACAGTTATTAAAGTGTCTACTAAACCCTCCCAAGCGGAGGGTTTCTTATTATAATGTGTGTATACAACAAAGCAATTATCATGAACATCGTCAAAGAATCACTTGCTAAACTACTTGCCACAGAGAATCTTATTGTAGAGCATCGTCCTGTAGAGACAGCACAGTTTGAAGTATACAGCAGAGTCCTAACTCTACCTACATGGGAGCATGAGTGCAATGATGTTATCGACATGTTCATCGCACATGAGGTAGGTCATGCATTATACACACCAGAAGACAGCGACTGGTTAGATGAAGTTCCTCAGTTATTCCTAAACGTAACAGAAGATATCCGTATCGAGAAACTTATCAAGCGTAGATACGAAGGTCTTCCAAAGACATTCTTCAAAGGTTATCAAGCACTTGACATTGACGAGTTCTTCGGTCTTAACAACAAAGATATTTCACAACTCAATCTTGCAGACAAGATCAATCTACAATACAAGATCGGCAACTACAGAGACATCCCATTCACAGCAGAGGAAGCAGCATTCCTTCCTAAGTGTGATGCTCTAGAAACATTTGACGATGCAGTTGCACTTGCTAAAGAGATCTTCGTATTCTGCAAAGAGCAACTTGACAAGCAACAGAAAGAAGAAGCACCTCATCAAGATGACGCTACAGACTCAAACAATCCTCTAGAAGATCTATCTACAGGTAAGTCAGAAAACAACAACACTGTAGAGTCATCTAATGCTCCTACAGATCAAGGTGAGGAAGAAGGTCAGGAAGAAACAACAGACCTACAACCAATTGACATTCTTAAGGACAAAGATACAGAATCTACAGAACCAGAAGAGTGGCATGGTAACCCATCAGTTGCAGGACGTCAGAACGGTCCTCAAGATTCTGATCCACAAGTATCTACTGCACAGGCAGCAACACAATCTCAGAAGAAACTTGTCAACAAAGAAGCAGGAGAAAACATTTATGTTGAGGTTCCTAAGATTCCTATCAAGTATAATGTTTCTAACCAAGAGATCTCAGACTATCTTTCAGATCACTATGCAAATACAGATGCACTAAGACGTAGAACAGATTTTGCTGATGAGTATGATATGGAGCAAGCAAGATACAGAGTCCAAGATCTTGACTCATCAGATGTAGCATACAGAGCATTCAAGACATCTGCTAACAAAGAAGTCAACTATCTTGTAAAAGAGTTTGAGATGAAGAAAGCAGCAGATGGTTATGCACGTGCTACTACATCCAGAACAGGTGTTCTTGATACTGCTAATCTTCACACATACAAATACAACGATGATCTATTCAAGAAGATCACAACAATCCCTGATGCTAAGAGTCACGGTCTAATCTTCAATGTTGATTGGTCTGGTTCTATGCATCATCAGGTTCTTGATACTATCAAGCAGACATTGACACTTGTATCATTCTGTCGCAAGGTTGGTATTGACTATGATGTATATCTTTTCACTGATGCATATGAGTATCATGGAAGTTATCATGATGTTGCCAAAGAGTCTTTGATCGACGGTAAAGTTATCCTTGACAACTTCAACATGATCAATGTTCTATCAAGTAAAACAAACAAGAGAGTTGCAGACAGACAGCAACAAAATCTATTCCGTCTTGCATCATCTATTGTCAACTACGGTGGTGCTTGTGTTCCTCAGAAACTAAGACTAGGTGGCACTCCACTTAACGAGTCTCTACTTGCTATGAATGACATCATCCCTGAGTTCAAGACAAGAACAGGTGCACAAAAAGTTCACGTTGTATGTCTAACTGATGGCGATGGTAATCCATTACGTGCGGGTAAGAAGTATGTTGATAGAGAAGGAACAGAGTCACTCTTCGCATCACACATGGGTGCAGGATATATCCTACGTGATCGCAAGACAGGTAGAATGTATCCATTCTCAGGAGACTACTACTCAGGACAGACAAGACAGTTCGTATCTTACCTACGTGACAGATTCCCTGAGTGTTCTTTCATGAACATCAGATTACTAGGATCAGGTGAGTGGCACAGATTCAAGATTGATTGCTTCGGTGACCAATACACAGAAGAGAACGTAGCACGTGCGAATGCAGAGTGGAAGAAAACAAAATCATTCATCTGTGCATCTTCATACTGGACAGTTCAGTATGGTCTAGCAGCATCAGCACTCAAGAACGATGCTGAGTTTGATGTTGACGAGAATGCAACCAAGGCACAGATCAAGAGAGCATTCACCAAGTCACTAAAAGGTAAGAAGATGAACAAGAAGATCCTATCTTCCTTCATCGAACAGATTGCATAAAACCAATCTACAAAGTGTCACATCGTATGTTGCAAAGTCATATATGATGTGGCATTATTATAATATACAAATCACACAACTTCATTATCATGCCATTTGAGAGAAAACTACCAGTCAACTTCGTAGACGAGTTACGTGACGAGTTCGGTAATAACATCGACGCATCACATGTCAAAAAATTTGCAACCAAGTATGCAGTAGGATACGCAACTGTATCTCGCAAACTAAAACAGTTCCAAGTCAAGAAAGGCACATGGAATCTAACTATACAAGAAGGCAGAGAGATCCTTACAAAAGCACTCTCAGCACCCTCTGTAATCCCCTCAGTTGAGCAGAACCTTATTCCAGAGGTAGTTGATACCTTTGTTCCATTCGGTAACTTCAACGATGTCAAAAAGATTATTCAATCAGGCATCTTCTATCCTGCATTCATCACAGGTCTATCTGGCAACGGTAAGACATTCTCTGTAGAACAGGCATGTGCTAAAGCAAACAGAGAGTTGATCAGAGTCAACATCTCTATCGAGACAGACGAAGACGATCTTATCGGTGGATTCAGACTTGTTGATGGCAACACAGTATGGCACAACGGTCCTGTAGTCGAAGCACTTGAAAGAGGTGCAGTTCTACTTCTTGACGAGATCGACCTAGCATCTAACAAGATTCTATGTCTACAATCTATTCTTGAAGGCAAAGGTGTCTTCCTTAAGAAGATCGGCAAGTATGTAAAACCTGCTAAAGGTTTCACTGTTGTTGCTACTGCTAACACAAAAGGTAAAGGTTCTGAGGATGGCAGATTCGTAGGCACTAACGTTCTTAACGAAGCATTCCTTGAGAGATTCCCTGTTACCTTTGAGCAGAACTATCCTCATCCACAGACAGAGCAGAAGATGCTCGATCTATTGTCATCAGACAAAGAGTTCAACAAGAGACTTTGCGACTGGGCAGACATCATCCGCAAGACATTCTTTGACGGTGGTATCGACGAGGTTATCTCAACACGTAGACTTGTTCACATCGTAAAAGCATACGAGATCTTCGGCAATCGTGCTAAGGCAATCACTACTTGCATCTCACGTTTTGACGAAGAGACCAAGGAAGCGTTTCAGCAACTTTACGATAAGGTTGACGCTGACGTATCCTTTGAGGTATAATAGTGGCATACTGGTTACTTTATGACATTTTGGAAGAAGAAGGATTACTTGGAGAATATGGGTTCCCCTCACTGGGGGACGATGTTCCCTACTACGATGCTCCAGACATTACAGGAAATGTGGAGATCAATACAGAACAACCCAAATTCAAGTTTGATGAGGACGTGGTTCTTAGTCTAATGAAAGACTACATTGGTGAGACTTACACCAAACATTATGTGAGTGGGAACAAGTTCCAAACTCTAGATTTCATTCAAGCACTCGGTGATGCCAAAGGGTTCTGCCGAGGTAATGCTATGAAATACTTAAGTCGTTATGACAAGAAAGGGACACCTACACTTGACATAAAGAAAGCAATGCACTATTGTGTATTATTATATTACTTCTATACTATGGAGGAAGCAAGTAAATGAAACTGTCTAAAGGGACACTTGACATACTGAAGAACTTTTCCAATATTAATCCGTCAATAACCTTTAAGGAAGGACAGGAATTATCTACACTATCAATCCAGAGAAACATTCTCTCTCGTGCAGTTGTAGAAGAAAAGTTTCCAAAAGACTTTGCGATATATGATCTAGGAGAATTCCTATCTGGTCTATCGCTCTTTGACAATCCTGACTTTGATTTTCAGAATGACAACTATGTTGTTATCAAAGATAAAAAATGTCAATCAAGATATTTCTTTGCTGATCCATCAACAAT